TTTTTTTAATCACTAATCTAATAAAAATTTTTGGAAAGATAAGCTTCGCCCCTCGCGGGGCAATGCATCATATTTCCATGGTTTCCTTGAAAGATAGACTGATATAGATCAATCAAGGTACCATGCACACTAATCAAAAGCCTCAAGCCCAATGAGTCTTGTACTGTCACGCCACCCAGAGTGTCCCTGACAAATTGAAATCTTTTCTAGGTAAAGATCAAACCCCCGGCCTCACTTAAAGTGTGAGACTACTGGTAACTCTCAATTTTATCTGGTATCACTGAATGATTATGTGACTCGTGTTTCTCCATTGGGCGAGGCTGCTGCAGGAGTCGCTTACAGTGGTCCGGACGTGTTGACACGTCCAGGCCCAAAGCTTCCTGGTTTAGCTTTGCTCAGTGTGGTTTCCAATTTACTACCATTGTTGTTGTCTAAAAGATCAAAATCCTCCTCTTGGTCAGTTGGATTTTCATAGGCAAGAACACCGGGATTAATTGGCCATCCAAAAGTCCAGTCATCTCCTACTGAGATATACTGATCAATGGTCCAATTTGTTGCTGTTCCTCTGGGAACAAGTTGAAAGCGTACTCCTGGTTGATACGCCATTTCTGTTGCTGGGTAAGAAGGACAATAAAAAGCATAGGGGAAGTAGTAAGGTACCTCTATCTCTGTAATTGCCTTGTATTTCACTTGTTCTACAACTAACGCTTGTGAAGCAAAGTTGTTGACTTCTGCATAGTTGTCAGTGTCTGACACATTCTGCACATAGAGAAGTCCATCTCCATCTCCATCAATTGCACTCGTAACAAGTTTCAAACGATAACTCCCTCTATAAAATAGAAAAGATCGCATAATGCGATAAAGAGGGTTGAAAAAGTTTGCTCCTGTCGAGAATGTCATTGGTGAAAGATAAGTTGGTCCTGAAGGTGCTGATGTTCCTAACCACTGATATCTTCTGCAATACTCTGTAAAGCTCGAAATACTCTCGCCCATTGAAAAGCCTTTGGTCACCATCGTGGTCGATGGTATGAGAGAAGGGAATGGCTTTTCGAATGCTGTGATCGCATTCATATCATCATCAATTTCCATTGCGCCAGATTGTGCTCTAGCATCCTTTCTATTTCTGATTCTTTCCTCTCTCTCTTCTGTTTTGGCCAGTTTTTTGTCTACATCCACTAGTGTTGGCATGGATGTTCCATCGAGGTACTGACCATTTGTTCCAACGTCTGCTAATGGTAAC